TGTTTCATAAGCTTATAAGACTTACCGGACTTCATCCAGTGATAGCCTTTAGGTGCTTTAACCTTCATTACTTCTCGCCTTCTATTTTCATGGTATTCATACCAGCCATAGAACTACATTTTTTTTCCATGTCTTGAATAGAAGCATAACCACCTTTATTGTATTTGATTCTACCGCCACCCATCATTTTTTTCTTTTTAGACATACCACCGTACATCTTCTTGTCTCTTTTTTTATCTCCGTGATACATAATCTCTCCTTTTAAAAAAATGGAAGGCTCCGAAGAGCCCTCCGAGTAATATTAGTCTACTGCGTAAAAAGCAGAAACTAAAGCTTTTGGTCTAAGAACTTTTGCTCCGTAGACGTGTAGCCCTCTAACAATATCACCAAAAGAATCAGGGTCTCTGATAACTTCTGTTGATGTAATTGTTTGAGCACTTGACACTGCAGACATGTGTCCAGCTAGGACTTTACCTGTAGCATTTGAAGTTGATGCAATGTTATTTGATTTGTACATTGAAAAACCTCTTAGTTTACCACTAGATACTAAGCCATTTCTAATTGAACCTTGTCCAGCATTAAAGTCTACTGACAATAGTTTTGAACCTGACTGTGATAGTTCCTCGTAAAAACTTGGAGGAGCTACAAAATATCTACCTTCTTCAGGGACATTTTGGTCATCAAGTAATCTTGCCATTCTTGCCATTAAGTCTAAAGCATCCACACCTGTTCCGTCTGAACCTAATAGGTCAACAGAGTTTGTTGCGTGAGATAGAGTTGCATCAGCAGTTGCACTGTCAGAACCAATGATATGGTCTGGTGAACTTGAAGATACTCCTGCGAACATCTTAGCTAAAACACCTTGGTCAAAAGCATCTCTTAATGAGTATGCTGCTGAAGATGTTGCAACTTCTTTGAAGTTGACATGTGACATTTGACTTTCAATATCATCTACGATAAATTTGAAAGCGTTAGCTGTATCTACGATAAGAGTTGTTTCTGCATCTGTAAGAACTGTTTTTGTTACATCTGCTCCTCTTTCGTACTGATACACTGTAATTTCTGGTTCGTTAATTATTTTAACAGTATCTCCAAATCCTGAAATCTCACCTGCGTAATCTGTGTTTGAAATTGCTTCGACAACAGAGGCTTTCCTAAAAAAGTTTAAAACTTTCTTGGAATAAATTTCAGGCAAGAAATTATTGTTAGCAAAGTTAGAACCAGACGATTGTGCGAAATTTTCATCCGATTGGTTATAAGCCATTTTTCTTTCCTTTAATTATTAAAAAGTTTATCTTTGAACTCTGCCTTCAAACATGGCTTTACTGATTTCTTCTTCATATTTGTCGAATTCATCCATGCTCATAGCAGAAATCTCCTTAGTAGTCCAAACTTTCTCTTGCTTAGGTTCAACACTTGTTGTTTTAGTTGAAACCATATCAGCAGCAGAAGATTTGGTCTTTCTAGAATTTGACTTCTTCGGTTTGGAGTCTATACCAATATCTCTTTTAAATAAATCTATAGCTCTTGAAGCTAGGTCAGCATCATCAGCATTTTTATATACCCAATCTTGGATAGATTGTGGCTGTGATTTTGCCCAGTCGTGAAAGTCATCACTGTTTCTGATATCTTCAAAATCAGGATGTCTGTCATTCAATCGCTTTTCAGCATCTTTACGAACAAGTTCTTTTTCTCGTTGTTGGAGAGCTTCTAACTTAGCTTCAAGGTCTTTGGACCTTTCAGAAGCTTGTAAGTGTGAAACTGTTTCAACAACTTCGTAAACATCTGGATACTCTTTTTTAAACTCTTCAAGTTCTTCTTGAGACTTCGGAGCCTTATAGCTTTGTCTATTTTTAGTAGCTTCTTCTAATAGCTCTTGCTCTCTTGATTTAAACTCACTAAGTTTAGTATCGTAATGTTTTTTTAAATCATCGTATCGCTTCTTATAGTCTGGTCGCTTGTAAGGTTTATCCTCACTTGCTTCCTGTTCTACAGGTTGCTCTACTTCCTCATTTGATTCTACTTTGGTTGGTTCTCTAAAGAACATTCCGTCAGCACTCTCAAATGCTTTATCTTCTTCGTTACTATGCCATGATTTTTTTTCGTTATAAGGATTGGCATTTTCCTCTTTTACTTCAGTAGTCATATTCTTCTCCTACTCAGGGCTTCATTTAAAAGGTAGCTGCGTATGTCGACTGTGCAGGGCTTTTATTTTAAAGGTAGCCTTTCGGTTAATCTAATGATAGGGTGCTTATGACATAAGGTAGCCCTATCGCCTAATATTAGCTTACGGGTGAAGCTTTACCAGTCATCATTTTTCGAGTTCGTATTTCTTCGACTAACTCTTCTTCCTCTTGCTCAGTTGCTTGAGGTCCAACAGTTTCTCGTTGCACACGAATCTCTTGTTTAACTGGTTCTGGTTCAGTTGGTTCAACCACAAAAGTTTCACCTTCTTCCAGTACTTCGCCTCCGTAAACAAAACCTTGTCTTTCATCTGCTTTAGCTTCAGCATCTTTCATCATACGCATCAATTCATCAGCTCCGATTTCTTCTGTTGCTTTAGCAGTAAAGACAAATTCTCCGTCAGATAACCTTGCAGGTATGCTGTCGGATATGCCATTGCCCGGACCCTCAACGAGTCCAGCTCCGGCAAACTCTTGAGCAACATCAATCACTTTATCAAATAGTAAAGCTAGTTGCTCATCTTGTTCTAGTCTATCTTGAAGCATTTCTTCTTCTTCTTCAGTTAATGCTTCGTCTAGTATAAAATCTAAATAGTCCTCTTCCATATCTTCGTCAGAGGCCATTGCTTGTTCTTGTTGTGGTTTCATTAAGATAGCCATCTGACTATCAACATCACCACCTTCTTGGAAAACACCACGACCTTTCAAGATATCGGCTTGAGTAATTTTACCGTCTTTGTTTAAGTCTGGGAATTTAGCCATTATTTTTCCTTAGCTCTTCCTATATTAAGGGCAAACCAATCTAATATTTTATATGCTTTCCCTACTAATTTATCATCAGCAGGTGTTGGTGTTAATGCAGCTATCAATGAACAAATTGATACTAACCACGGTATAACACTTACGAGTTTAAGTATTGTATCTAATAAATCTAACATTTATTTCTCCTCTTCTTTTCTATTTAGAGCTTCTTCAACCTGTAATGGCAGTTGCTCTATCCGTACCAGAGAACTCACTTTCCCCTGCAACCGGTACATTTCCTGTTCCGATGTTGCCACCACCAGTCCCTGTAGGTCCAAGGTCTTGAGGTTGTGCAGGTGTTCCAGCAAGGCCTCCCATAGGTCCTTGTCCTTGACCAGCCTGTTCAGCTTCCGTGCCAATGTTTTGTCCAGCATTTTGCATTCCTATTATTTGTGCCATCATAGCTGCTTCTTCAGGGTCATTCAGAATTTCATCTGGGTCTAAATCCAAGCTATAGGCAAGTTCACTAACCAATTTAGAAATCTTAACAAAGGGTGCAATAGCAGGACTTTGTGCAGTTTGTAAGAACATTGTCAGTCTTTGACTTCTAACTTCTTTCTGCATCAAGCTATTAGTACCTGTTGCTCTAACTTCTAAATCACCTTCCACATCTAGAGAGCCTTCAAAGAACTGCATGTTCCATTGAAAGAAAGACTCACCTAGTGGTCTTAATAAAAAGTCATCTAAGTTTTTGACAACTGTTTTAATATTTAAACTAGCAGCACCAAGCAACATAGACATACCTGAAGCAGTCCTTGTCATACTTTGTACACCAGTTTGACCATGTGAATATGATGGTATGCCGGTTTGTTCATCAGCAAGTTGTCTAAACTTGTCGAACATCATCATATTCTCTGGAGCAGTATTTGGAAACTTCACACCATGTATGGCTTGTCCCGGCATCCCAGCTTGTCGCCTGAATATTTTACCCGGATATATTTCCATAGACTGTCCACCAACTAAAGCTGACTCATCGACATCAAAGACGAGAGAGCCAGCCATCGCTAGATTATCAACAGCCATTCTTGCATGACCATTCATAATCTGTTGAGAATCATCCATGTTTTCTGCTACTCCGATACCAAAGAAGTTGTATGGGTTTCTTTCGTATGGGAAAGCATGATAAGGTAAGCGGTATGGAGTAAATGGATTTATCACAGCTCTTAAGAGTTGATTACCACAGACCCATGCATTAATCTGTACCTCATCTAAATCATCTATGCTATCGTCAAGTTCAATCCCAACTTCTCGTGCATACTCAGCATCCATGATACCCCAGTACTCAAGCACTTCAAAGTTAGACTGATACTCATCTTGTCTAGCATCATCTTTTAATTGATTTTCAAAATCTTTTTCTTGATAGTTAGGCCCTTCTATTAAACAACTTCTAATAGCATCCTCATTAAAATAAGGCATATTACGAAGCTGTCTGAGTTGTGATTTATTCATCTTGTGTCTATGCACAACATACTCACACTCTTCTATGCTGGTAGCTGATGGGTCTGGATAAAAATCCCAACAACTAACAAACTCTATTCGTGGTACTCTAACTTCAAGAGGGTTGTAGTTTCTTTCACCATCTTCACCTACTTCCCATTTGTTCAGTTTCTTGTTAAAGTTAAACGGTCCTTTAATTATTCCTGTACCCAGTAGTGATGCTTCTAGTAAAGCATTTCTAATTTCTGATGAACCTTTGGATTCATCTATCTGGTCATGGATAAGTTTCTCCATTCTTCTGGCAGCTTTTTGAGCTGGAGAAATTTCTAAAGCTTGTGGGTTTGGACTATAACCTTCAACAAGCTGGTCTGCTACTTTATCTTCAATAGGCTCACTAAAAACTCCTAAGCCAAAAGTAGCTCCGGGTTTTAGAGTTCGACCATCGCCTTCATAGC